TTCGCCATGAACAGCGACTTCCACATCCGCCGCCGGTCCGGGCACGGCACGAGATACGGCGTGCCTGGGAACTGATCGTCCCGCAGCCGGTAGTACTCGCCGATCTGCCCGAGCGGCAAAGAGGCGTCGATCTGCCAGTCCTCTTTCGCCCATTGGCCGTCCTTGGCAGTGCGCGTTCCGTATACCTTTGCGCCGGGGAACGAGCGGCGGAACAGCCCCTCGAGCCGCGGATCGCAGTCGAGTATGACCTTGCGGCATTGGTCGATTGCATCAGGAAGCATCGAGGCGAAACTGATCGCATCGCCGAGGCCCTGATCCTCGTACAGGACCACGGTCTTGCCGGGCGTGCCATCCCAGTCGGGTACGCCGTAATCGTGGCGCGGACGCCAGTCCGAGCCGATGGTATTGCGATAGCCGGCCCACCCGCTCCAATCACGCTGCGCGAGCTTGCAGAATCCGAGGTTCGCCTGCGCGTTGTGATGCTCAGGATCGACCGCGAGCACCTTCTCGATGTATTCCTGCGCCTTCGCGAAGTCGCCGTTATCCAGGTACAGTGCGCTGAGATTCACCCACAGCACCTTGCGGTCGAATTCCGTCTTGGAACACCGCAGCGCCGTCTTGTACGCACGTTCGGCCTCGTCGATCAGCCACATGAGGCTGGCGGCGTGCCCGAAGTTCGTCCACGCAGCCGCATCGTTCGGGATGATCTGCGTCGCTGCACGGGCGAAGTGATAGGCCTGCTGCCAGCCGCCGAGACCGCGCATCACGTAGGAACCCGTCACCAGCGCACGCGGATCCATCGGATTGTCGAGCAAGAGTTTGCCGACGATCTTCCACGCGGCCTCGTACTTGCCCTGCTCGCCTAGGTCCGCCGCCTGCTGGCACGCGTCAGACACTGGCCTTGCCCCTGTCGGTGCCGGTCGTGCACTTGAGGTGCGGGTAGTGGAGATTGATCTCCTTGAACAGCCGTTCGGTATCGTTCTTGTCCCAAACATTGATGCCCTTGGCGCGCATCTGCAGGATGACGATCGGCGGGAGCTTGGCATAGAGCCAGTACCCGGTTTTCATCCCCTCGCGGTTCATGCCGACCTCATTCGACATCGCCTTGCTGAAGTCGAGCACGGGCTCGACGTCCGCAACGCGGTGCAAACTGAGTTCGCCCGTCATCTCGTCGTACGTCGTATCCGACCGAATGCCGGTCGTCGGGTCGTACTCGAAGAATTCAGCCATTTGCCCTCCAAAGAGGGCCGGTGTCAGTCCCGGCCCCCGCTCATCAGGTCAGAGCAACGACCTTCGAACTCGACTGCCAGTTACGGCTGACGAGCGTGCCCTCGGTGATGATCTGGTACTTGGTACCGTCGCCGGTACGCGCCAGCTCCCGAGCCATCGGACGCCGCAGGAACGCGATCGCCCAGTAGTTCGGATCGAGGCACAGGATCACGCTGGTCCGCATGTAGCGATGCAGGACGACCGTGTGCCGACCGAAGTCGGACACATAGACGTTTGCCGCACCGATGATCGGAGACTGCGTGGCCGCGTCCACATCCACGAACCGAGTCGCAATCGACGTGAACCCGTCGATCAGCGTCTTGTTGTTCGCGGTGCAGAGGATGACGCTCGGATTGCCGCCGTTCGACCATGCCCCCTGCAGTGCAAGGTTGAGGTTCGTCAGCGTCAATGCCGCCGTCGTGGTGCCGTCCGTCGGCGCCGTGCCGGGGACGCCCGAGGCCGTGACCGGGGTCGTGCAGGTGTTCGCCGTCGTGGTCGACATCACGGCCGTCGAGGCCGTCACCGTCGTGCCGACAAAGGCGTTGTTCAAGAACCCGCCGATCCAGGTCTCCATGCCGGCCATCGAACGGCCAGTCGTCGCGCCGCCAGCCGTGCCGATGGCGTTGCGCGTGATCGCGAACTCCATGTCACGCTTCAACTCGCGCATCTTCACCATCGCGCCGCGGGCGACTTCAGAGCCGCGCCCGGCCTTCTTGGCCGCTTCCAGCGTGTCGGACACGAGGAAGGTCTTGGCGAGGATCTGCGTGTAGTTGCCGTACCGGCTCGGGCTGGTCAGCGACGTGAACGTCGCGTCGTCGCCTTCCACACCGATGTTCGCCGCCGCAGCCGCCAACGTCTGGCCGAGCCATTCGTGCGTCGGCGCCGTCGCGTCAACCTTGTCGAGGTTCGAGACCGCCCAGGTGTCCTCTGGGAACAGGTCCCAGATGACGTCCTCGAGGTCCTCTCGGATACCGCCACCCGAACTGACGCCGAACGTCAGGGTGGTATTGGTCAGAACAGCCATTGCGTGTAGCCTTTATTTCGCGAATATCCCCGAAAGCCGCTGCTCAATGATGTTGGCCTTCTCGCCCGACGTCCTCGCGCCTTTCATGGCTTTCTGGAAATTCAGTTGTGCCGCTGTTTTGGCGGGCATTCTCTCGCCGGCAGCGCCGGGCTTGAGAACCGGAGAGGCTTTAGTGGCCTTCTCCGCCGCCTGCGAGGTGCCGGCCTTGATCTTCCGAAACTGCGCCGCTTCCCACAGGATCTCGGCCGAGCGCGGATCGAGCAGGACGTTTGACAGTTCCTGTTCGGTGAGTCCCTTCGACAGCCCGTATTCGGTCACTGCCTTCTGGGTTTCCTCACTGCTTCCGCCGATCTTCTTGACCGCCATATCCCATGCGCTCTTGCGCAATTCACTGATCTTGGACTTTACCTCGGTGTCGAACTGGCTGCGCTTGTCTGCGATGGCAGACCGGATAGCGTCCCGCCGTTCCTTGATCGAATCGACCTCGACCTTGTGACGAAGCATCTGCTCCGTCGTCATCGTGGACCAGTCCATCCGCGTGGCTTGCTGCAAGTACGCGTCGATCACGCCGAGTTCCTGCTGCTCGGCAGCGATGGAATCCGAGAACACGCGATCGAGCTGCGACTGCTGCGCCAGCTTCTGGATGTGCTCAACCGACCGGCGGGATTCAGCCAGTTCCTGCGTCTTGCGGGTGTAGTCGTCCTGCCGCAGCAGGGCTTCCTTCACCTTGGCAGGCGCCTTGAACCGAATGCCTTCCCATTCGAGTTCCGCGAGGTCGAGACCGTCCTCGGCAGGCTCGGCCTGAGCGTCTGCCGTCTCGGCAGCCTCCTCAGTACCTGGCGGCTGGCCGGGAAAGCCAAACTTGCTCGCAATACGGTCGGTAATCGACTCCGCTGCCGGTTGGTCGATGGTTTCGTCAGTCATCGGAAAATTCCCCTCAGTGGGTTGTTACGACGTTTCTCGAGTTCATCGAGCCTGAACTGCTCGAGCTTGCCGGAATTCAGTGCAGCCTCGAGGTTGATGCGGACGGACTTCAGTAGCTTCAGGCACAGCCTGAAGTTCTCGGCCGTCTTGACGTCCTCAACCGGGCATTTCTCGATACCGTCGATCAGCCGCGCCCGCACTTCCTCGAACGCCGACTGGAACGCAGGGCTGTCGAGGACGGCCTTTGCCTTGACGGCACGATCGGCGAGTTCAGAGGCGTTCATTGCATGCCTATGACGCGACCGGACTTATCCTTGATCGCGGTGTGAGAGGCCAATACGTCACCCGTCTCCGGGTGCAGGATGTCGACGCCATCGATCGACCCATCCTTGGCCTTGCGGATGACCTTACGACCAGTCGCCAGCGCACCGGCACGTTTCACCTCGCTCAGCACGTTGTCGAGCGTGTTGTGGATGTGCGGCAGCGAGATCGTCTGCTGGTGAATGGCGTCCTTGGCATCGCTGGCCGCCTTCGACGCCGCCGAGTGCGTGGCGTCCAGTTTCGACCCTAGCGCCTGCAGGATGGCCGCGTGCGATGCCTTGAGGCCCTCGACCGCTACCGTGTGCCCGTGACTGATCTGCTTGTGCACGATCTCGAGGCCCGTATTGGCGTCGATGGCGTACTTCTCGAGCGCCGACTTGCGCTGCGATTCGACCTCGCGCTGCACCAGCTCGGCCGTCTTGATCTTTTCCTCCGACTGCGCCTTGATCTGCGCCTGCACGATGCCCTCTGGCGGCGGCGGTGGCGGACGCGGCGGCATCTTGATCGGATCCGTCCAGAAGCGATCAGGCGATGCGAAGTCGGACGCTTTCGTGAGTTCGACCAGCGTGTTGTAGTAGTTCTCCGGCGTCACGACCGGGATGCCCAACTGCAACGCCGTCTGCTGTGCCTGCATCATCTGCATGAGACGCGCGACCTGGCCGTCACGATTGCCGGCGGCAAATGCGACGCTGATCTTGAACGAATTACGCTTTTTCCACGAACCAGGATCGACCTCGGTCCATTTGCCAGCGAGTTCGATCGACTCGCGCTTGTGGCCCATCTTGAGCACTTGCTCATGCACGATGCTGAACAAATCCTCGATGGCAAACGCCATGATCCGCGCGATCTGCTCGACTCGCTGCGAGGCCATCGAGGTGAGCTGATTGACCGTACCCGGCTGTGCGTTATTGATCGTCGACTGATCGATGCCGATAAAGCCGTTGTTGACGCCGGTGCGGTTTTCGCGCACGGTGTCCATGTACTGCAAGCCGGCGATGGCCTGCGGGAACACGAACGGCGCCACCTCGTGCCGGATCGCATTGATGTCCGTCGCGCGGATGATCCCGCCCGGCCGGCTGATCAGTGCGTCGTCGATGTTGACGAGCTGCTCGTTTAGCACCTTCTGCGGGTTGTTGGCGATATACAGGTTATCTAGGCCCTGCCGCTGGATCGCCGTCTTGATCCGCTGGATGTCCGATACCTGATCGGCAATGCTGATCCCGAGGTGCCGGTGCGGCAGCGGGCAGGCAA